CCAGTTCTCATTTCCAAACCACATCTTTCGTATGCTTCTTCAATAATTTCTGCTACATCTAAATCAAAATCTCTTGAGCTTGAAGTCGCCATTTATTTCTTCTTTTTTGTCTTTTTCTTTTTAGCTAAATAGGCTTTTAAACCAGGATTTAATTTATTCATTTTACCTTTTTTAGCCATAACTGGCTTTTTCATTGTGCCACCCATTTTTTTCCCGATTTTAGGGTCATCAATAAAAACAAGTTTTGATCCTTTTTTTAATGGTTTACCTGATTGTGCTGGAACACCTTTTTTAGCTATTTTAGCTTTTATTGGTTTTCCCATTTTTACTCCTGGCATTATTTTCTCCTTCTCTTTAATGATTTAACTCTTCTAGGAGCACCTGCTGGTTGACCTAGACGATTCTTTTGTCTTATTCTACTTCTTTTTTCTGTTGCTGTCATCTCCTTAGTAGTTTTCGGAGTTTTTGAACTAATTCTTTTACTCGGTCTACAATAAGGTGTACCACGCTTTTCACCTTTTTGACGACCACATTTTTTGCCCGTTTTAACATCTCTCCAGTCCTCCTTGAACCATCGTTTTAAAGCTAGACCTTTTTTTGTTTTTCTTACAGCCATTATGAATACTTTGTTTTCTTTCTTCTAGCAGACATTATGGCACCACAACCTCTAGCTATGTTTTTATTTTTTGATTTTCGTTTAGTCATTCTAACGACCTTACCCTCTTTGGCAGTCATTGTTTCTTGTTTTACTTTTTCGATAGCGGCATTTAATCCACCACCCATTGCTTTCTTTTTCTTTTTACCACCAGTGCCATAGTTTGCGGCCCCAACTTTTCTACATTTAGCAATAGCTCCACTCGCATACGCTGAAGGGAAAACTTTATATCTTGCTTTTACTTTATGATAACATGCGTCTTTTGGCATTATTTACTCCTTATTTTATGACATCTACAATTATATACATTTCTTCCACATTTTAAACAGTATCTTGATGGACTACCCTTTACGACTTCTCCTTTTTTTAGCGGCACAATGTGCTTTTTCAGAAAATCCACGAGGTCTGGCACAATTGATTTTGTTCTTGCGTTTGGCACTCCATTTCCTTTTACCTGGTGCTTTTGTTATCTGTTTTGAGATTGAACTCCGCGAGATTGCCATTTTGTGTTTTCCTTTTAATAAAATCTACCCATAGTGTGTGTAGCATTTTATGGTTTTCTGTAACTTTTACTTCTGTGACTGCTGTTCTTTTATCTACCTCAATGAGAGTAGATACAATCCAAGCTATTGAACCTGCTACGAGAACAATAGAAACACCACTAATTAATTCTTTAGTCTTTAACATTTCCATCTTCTCCTAGCTTGTCTTAAACGGCTATTTGGATTTTTAGCTGCTTTAGGAAATTTTTTCATTTGTCCTGCTGAACGAGCACAAAAAGATTTTCTACGTTTAGCTGCTTTACTACCAGCTTTAACTTTTCCCGTAACGGCAGTTTTTAATTTACTGCCTGGGTTTTCTCTTCTATAACGAGCCACCCCCGCTTTAGTCATCCCCGCACCACTTTTGGTAGAACGAAAATATTTTTTAGTTTTCGGTGGCTGTTTGTCTCTTTTTCTAGCCATATTACTTCCTATGCAAAAAAGAAAGTCATCATATCTACAGTGCCAACAGTATATTTGATAGTTAAACCATCTTCAAACAAAACACCATTTTGAGGTATTGTTCTATCTATAGTCGTATTGTCTGTTCCAATTGTTCTTGATTTAAATAAAACTGTTCCTGATTCTGGTGTTCCGTTAATAAACTCAACAGTTCCAGCAGATCCACCAGACACGATTGAAAATCCTTTTAGACGAACTCTGATTCCACCACCCACGGATTGTGCCGCAGAAGTAGTAGATCCAACTTTTAAGTTGGCTGCGAATTGAGCAGAACTTGTTACAGAGGTTATTGTTTTAAAATACTTTGTTCCTGCAACAGCCTCAGCTGAACCAGTTGAAGTAATAACTTCTGTTAAGGCGTTACCAAAAACATCAGTGCCAACTATAGTGTTTGTTTTACCATTGTCACCAGTGCCAGTTGTTGTAACATTTAAAATTCTAGCACCACCAGATGCAAAAGATGAATTGGCTATAGTAGCCGCGGTATCTGGTCTTGCAGCAGTTACGATAAAATCGTCATCAGCCGCAACTTCATCACTTATAAAAACAGGTTTTACATCTGAAATTGTTCCTGCCATAATTAATCTCCTTATAAAGTGGGGGAAATTAATCCCCCATTAATTTTACTCGTACATAGCTCTGCTTATTGCAGTATAGTGAATATTCACTGCCTCTGCTGCCGCCGCACCTGCTTCAATACCAATATAAGGTATGAAATCAACATCGTCAGTTAAAGCACCTGTTTTTGTTGTACCAGTTGAAACTGCTGTTCCACCAGTTGAACCAGAAGTGGTTGTCACATTATATTGTTGACCATTAATAAACACAGCTGCTTTTCTATCGCTATCAATTGAAATTTTAAAATGATATGGAGTGTTTGCTGCTACTGTTACTGGTATCTGGCTTATAAAGTCTGTTCCACCTACACTATGAACTAAATGCCATTTAGTAAAATCGTCAAATGATTCAGAGTTTGTCGCATCTGTTTGAAACTTAAAATATATTTGATCATCATCAGTTGCTACAAGTTGATCATTCGTTAATTTTAATCCTGCCCATACTTTTTGATTATCAATTGCAGGTAACATTATAGAACATTCCCATTCAGTTTGGTTTTCTGTTCCCCACTGAACACCAGTCCAAGCAGATTGTGCATCTGTGTCGCCAGTTCCTGCGTTATCTAAATGAGGTGCAAGAATTGCTTGGTCTTGGTCTGCTCCAGCAGTTGTTAATAAAATTCCTGCTGCGGTTGTAGAAAAAGTACTTAGTGCAGAAGTCATGTTAGTCCCTAAAACTTCAAAATTCTTTTGACCCGCTCTAGCTACTTCTACTGTTGATGCAGCATCTAGATCAGCATTAAGGATAGGTCTTTGTAAAAAATACTCTTCTAAGTAATATCTTCTAGTGTCTTTAAGACCACTAATTTTTGTTCTGTCTTGAATTAAGCCAGTAGTTGTATTTTTACTTACTAACTTAAAATTATTTTCGGAACGGACTGCTCCTGAAAAAGTTGTATTAGCCATGTTAAATCTCCTTGTCTTGGCAATTGTCAGCTACCCCATGTAACTGTCAAGGTTTCTTCTATTATACATAAAAAAGGGCAGAATGAAACTGCCCTTTTTACTAAATAAGTTTATTTAAAAAACTTATGCTGCACCTGGTGAACCAAAAACGGCACGAGGATCAGAGAAACCAAAAGAATATCTTTCTCTTGCTTTATATCTCATGTTTCCAGTGTCAAAATCTGGGTCCATTGCGGTTGATAAAGGCATCCTTTCGAAATGCTTTAAACCATTTGGTGCATCTGACTTAATAAAGAAAGCGTCAGTATCAGTTAGATAATCGTTAATGGTGTATCCACCAGGAAGCATACCTGTGCTCTTGATAGCATTAACATCATTATCTGCTGTTCCAACTCTTAAATTAGAAGCCATTAATCTTTCTGCTACGAATTGTAGTTGTCTAGGAATAATTAACTTCATTCCTCTAAGAGCGATAATTAATCCTCTCTCATCTACAAATCCAGCAATCTTGATTAACGCATCTTCTAAAGATGTTTCATTAAGATCGGCTGCAGTTGTTGGCTCATTAGCGAAAGTTCCACCATTTGTCAATGGATGGTCTGTTGCACAAAGTGCGACTCCATCACCACCAGCAGATGCTCCAGCAGTAAACGCATTGTTTAATACGTTAGCTGCTTTTACTTGCTTAGTGTGTGCCATTGATCTTGCAAGTGCTCTCGTATAACGACCAGATAGCTTGTCGTAAAGGTTATCCTCTACAGCTTCTTCTGTTATTGAGAACGCCATTGCAACTGTCTCATGGTTATACCTTGCAGTATAAGCTTCGTTTGCATCGTCAAATGCTACTGCATTTCCCTCAGCTTTTGTGGGTGCAGCACCAAATCCACTCAACATTACTTCTTCTTCAAACGCTCTGTCTGATGACTCGGTGTCAAAGATTTCGGCATGTTGACCTTCATACCTATTATACTCCATACCAAAGAGGGCGTTTAAGCCTGGCTCTAGTTCTTTGGCGAGTTGTGCTCTAGAAATTGCCATAATTAAGCCTCCTTATGATATAGCAGCATCAGCATCACCACTTGAAGAGGCGAATACATGATTGTTAATTTTAACGATATAGGAGATACCAGCAGCAGAATGGTCTGCATTAGACACATCTTCATGAATCCCTACAATCATTAATGGATTTGAAGGATCTGAGTTTTCCGCAGTAGATATATCTATTGTCGCACTAGAAATTCCAGTAGTGCTATTACCACTAGTAGCTGTTCCTAATTGTGCTGTTTTAAAAATATCTGCTTTTGCTGTAGCTCTGTCTGTATTTGTTCCATCCGAAGCAATAATAAATCTTTGTAACGGATTGTCATAAATAAAACATTTTATATCAAAATCTGTGTTAGCAGTTCCAGAACCACCCCACTGATTTTTAAAAGTTAATTTACCAGTCGTGGCATCAACATATTCGCAACCAGCAAACACACCTAGGAGTTGTTTACCATCTCCATCGGCACTTGTTATGATGGCTGCAGTTCCACCCGTCAACTCAACTTCAACTGGGGAACCTTGAAATATCGCTGAAGCATCACTCTTGATAAAATATTGGTTAGTAGCACCAGAAAGAGTATTTCCAATGGTACTAACTGGCTTTAATCCAAAACTTGAATTAGCGTTTGCCATAGTTTAGCTCCTTAAAAATTACTCGGAATTGGGTTTTGCTCCTTTTCCGAAGGTTACACGACTTTGCCTATCATTATGAATAGGCATCGAGGGATGTTGTTCCCTCATCAGGTTTTCGTCCACGGCTTTCATTTGGTTGCGGGTCTGATCCCGAAAATATTCAGTTCTTTCTTCTACCGTTTCTTTAGGAATTCGTGCTAACATCAAACCGCCAACACCAATAATTCCTTTATCTTTACCCTCTTCTATAACTGGATACTTAGCATGAGCGTCATCATATTCATCTGCTCTTACTGGTTCCCATCCTTCTCTCATCTTTGCATAAACATTTGTTTTATCATCCTCACCTCTTATGTGAGTTCTAATCCAACGATGTTCATACCCCTCTGGAGCGGGTGGTGCATCCAACTTTGTTGGAGGGGCCCAAGGTTTCCTTCTTGAGCTATTTGCACGAGACTCAGTTTCTCGTGATGTTCTTTTGTTTTTAGATTCAGCCATTTTTTACTCCTTCACATACTTAGCATATTCTTCAAGCGGAACATTCAAGCGTTTCGCAATAGCAATTTGCGAAGGTGTCAATTTGACTGTTCTGCGTCCCTTTGGTGATGACGACTTAGAAGCCGTTGCTCCAGCAGAGGCGACTCTGGGGCCAGAGGATTTTTTCGTTGCTTCCTGAAACTTGTGTGGAAACTCTGTCCTAATCCTATTATCAAGTTCATTATAATACTCATCTGTTGTTGCGTCAAACCCCTCATCCTCAATTAATTGTTTATGTATGCCAAAAGCGGCATAAGTCATCGTTTGATCTTGCCCAAACCACTCATTTTTCGTTGCCCATTGTTCTGCTTTTGGGTCTGGTTTGGGTGGAGGTGGAGGTGGAGGCGTTGTTGCAGAAGGAGGCGTTGAACCATTTATTTCTGCTTTTTTTGTTTGTTCCTCTCTATCTGCTTTGAGTTGATTTAATCTTGCTTCTTCTAAAGCAATTTTAGAAATTGCTTGTTGTGCCTCATACATAGCGTCTGAATCACCTGCTTCATACGCTTTTCTGTAAGCTTCTTTTGCCGCAACAGCTTGTGATTGAACTCTTGTATCAAATTCACCCACATAAGTTGTGTCTAACTTATCTAATCTTGCCTTTAATTCATCGTTTTGTTTTTTAACAGATTCAGCAAATTGTACTGCGGCTGCTCTTTCTTTTTCTTCATCTCTAAATTTTTTAGTTAGTTTCGCAATGCGTTTCTTAACAGATTCCGAATATTGAGACAAGTCATCAGCATCTGAAGTCTCTTGCTTCTTTTCTTCGGTTGCAGTTTCGGTATCTGTGCTAACTTCAACTTTTGATTGCTCCTCTGATTGCTCTTCATTTTTTTCCTCTATCTCAACAATTTGACCTTCGTCTTCTTGTTGTTCCTTTTCTTTTACTTCTTCTTGCATACTTTAAGCTCCGTATGTTTTTATGTCATCGGGATTGACAATGGTTGCAATGACTTCATCATCATTGATTATTCTAACTTCTCCACCCTCTATTTGAAAACGAGAACCCGCATAACGACCAATACAAACCCAGTCACCCTCTTTACACCATGGCCCTTCATCTCCAAACTTATCAAAATCTTTGTACGCTAATGATCCTAATTTAACCACATAAGCAACAACAGTTGCTCTCGCTTCTTTTTCTCTAACAGAATCTGGAACATGTATACCACCCTCAGTCGTTTCTTTGCCCATATAAGGCATAACTAAAATACGCCAACCTGTAGGTTGTGGAACTCGTTCTGTTAGGGATTTTTCTTTTGCCTCTTTTTCGGCTTTTTCTTTTGCTTGTCTTTGTCTAACTACATATTCAGGTACTAGTAATGTCATTATCAACCTTTTCCAGCAGGGTTCTAATTTGTTCTAATGCGTAGGTTAGACCCTGTATTTCACCTACCATTGCCTTATAACTAGACATATCAGACGCACTTCCACTCGTCAATGAAATACTTATGTCATTTATTCTATCATTCAAGGACTTTTGATATTTATGTAAAAAATCTGTAACTTTCATTTAAAAATAAGGTAATCCCATTTGTTCTCGTGCTTTAGCATATGCAGTTTCAAAATCTACGTTTTGATCTTGCATAATTTTCATAGTAAGAAGAACTTCTGGATTTGTAGTGTCTCTTCTTATTGGATTAAGGGAACGATCTAGGGGTGTAGAAACAATATTGTCTTCCATGTTTCTTCTTATTGGATTAAGGGAACGATCTATAACTTCTCTAGTTACTGGACTAGGAGAACGATCTATGAGTTTAATTGGATCTCCCATAGGGGTAAAACCAATATTGTCTTCCATGTCTTTTTTGTTTTCTTCAGGAAGCACACCTGCAATACCCATCATATCTGACCTTTGTGGTATCATGCTCGGTGGGCCAGGTTCTGTTCTTGTTACCTCAAAATCTGAAATAAATGATGGGCGATCTTGATTCATGTTTATGTTGGTTGTATCCGTTGTTGAAGTACCACCAGCAGGGTTTGTTAAATAATTAAAAGCACCCGCAGCTAAATCAGTTAATTTAGAAAAATCTCTTTTTACTCCTTTTCCAGCGGCAATAAAATCTTCTTTTATTTTATCAAGTATATTAGGAGAATCTGTAGCAGTTTTAATCGGAGTTGTTCCAGAAGAAGAAAAAATTTTATCTCCTAGTTTGGAAATAAGAGGCATTATACCTATGTTTTGTGTGATATTTGGTAGTATTTCTTGAAAAAATCTTTCACCCTGTGAAGAATATTTGGGTGCAAGAGGTCCTCTCGAACCCTCTATTTGAGGTCGTAAATAAGACGGAACAGCTAAACCACCAGTACCACCAAAATTACGAGTGGGGTCTAATCCTCGTGATATGTCCAAAGCTGCCGCAAATCTAGGATCATAGTTACTAGCATTAATAATATTACTTCTGCCAACTCTATCACCAGCTATTGGTGCGGCTATAATACTAGCTACAGCTTCTGCGTAATCATCTTGCTCTTGTTGAGTTGGTGCAGTGCCACTAGTCCTACCAGATGGATCTAATCCACCTTGAATAGCTTGTAAGTCACCAATTCCACCAAATGTTTCCACTAACGAACCCCTCTAAATTGTGTGCCTTGGATAGCGAGACCACCACCACGAGACTTTTTAATTACACCTCTGCCAATGAGAACGTCTTTCATTGTTGTCTTACCATCACCACTTAAATCTGGAAAACCACCTTTTTTATATCCTGGTTGTCCTGCTCCTTTTTTTTGTTCCGCTGCTTCTTTATAATATTCTTTCATAGACTCAGGAACTTTTGAACCATGTGGAGGTTCCTTGTCTTTAATTACAGAGTCAAGTTTTTCTTTCTTTACTTTAGCTTTGTTAAATTTTCCCTTAGTTGCTTTAATTGGTTTTACTTTATTCATTGTTTTCTCCAAAACAGAAGAACCCCCATCCCTAAGTTTTCTTCCTTTGTTAACTAAATTCTTAGCTTGATTATATGACAAACCCATATCTTTTGCAAACTGCCTAACCCTTGCCATGTGCTCTCCTTATTGATTCTTTGCCTTTTTTAAATATACTTGCTACTTTTGTTTTACCCATTACTTTTGCTCTTTGTTCACCGACTGTAAGTATTTGTATCTTTCTCGCAAATGGTTTGTTGACTTTTTTAACTTTTGCAACCGTTGCTCTGGCATCCGCCTCTGTAGCAAACTTGATACCAACCGTGTCTTTAGGGTTCTCATCCGTATATAAGCGTCTACCAGAACCTTTCGGCTTCTTTCCAGTTCCAACTTTAGGATCTTTTCTTGCCATTTTTTAACACACTTTTTAATACTTTAGCTTGTTTAGCATGAGACTTAGATGCTTTTTGTAACCCCTTCATAACTTTTTTTATTTTATTTTTTTTACTCACTGTATGTATCCTTAAATGTCTAAATAAATCCTGCAATTTTATTTTTTTCTTAACATCTTGGCTGCTTGACCAACGCCTTTAATTCCAAATGATGCTGATATAGCAATAAATAATAAATACTGATACCAGTCTGGCAAAGTAGATAATACTTCAAAACCTTTATGCACATGCTCTCTCATACCAGGAATAAAAACTAAAATCGCTGGTGTCAATAGCACAACTAAAGCAAATTCGTCTTTCCAACTATTGTCTGTTGCCTCTGCCATTTTACCTTCCCACTCAACTTCGCCAGTTGCAACTTTTTCTGCAACTGTTGCACGAGCTTTGGCTTCTGCAACTTTAGCTTGTCCCTCTGCTTTTGTTTTTTCTACTTTGTTCTCTAACCATGTCCCAGCTAAATTAGCTATTGGTCCTAAAAATTGAAACATTTTAATCTCCTACATGCACAAATCTTCATACTTAGTTGTATGAAGTCTATGCTTTGATAAATCTCCATGTTTATTTGTAAATAGTTTTCTAATCCAATTTATCACTTTAACACCTCGTTTAATCCGAATACTTCCAATATCATAAAAGTAAAAAACAATAACAATACTCCACCTGCAATTAATTTTCCACTAAAATTAGAAGAAGCGATTCTTGTTGCAACTAATTCATTACCCAGAATGCGTAATACAATTTCAAATGAATGATCATTTATACTCACTGAAACTGGTTTTTTGTCTTCTTTTTTATCCATGTTTACTTTCTCTATAAAGATAAGCTAATAAAACCACAAAACCAATGACTGTGCAAAATAAAAATGTCCATCCGACATATTCTAGTATTTGTTGTCTGAATTTCTGGCGGTCATAAATCTCTTTTTGTCTACGTTTACGAATATCACCTTCCATTTTTAAAACATCGTTCCAAGCGTTAGGGCCGTATGTCATATTTAAAAATGTTTTCATTTCTTGTCGTTGTTTTTGCATTTTTTTCTTAGCAACTACAGCTTCAATGGCACTTGCCTCTAATGAATTGCCTTTAAATATTCTTTGTAAATAAGACGGATTCTTTGTAGTTCGTTCTGCATTATCTATATCACTTGCTGCACCCATCCACCGCGATAAATCTTTGCCCATAGATTCAATATCACGCCCAACGGCAAATCCAGCCTTTAATGCTCCAAAAGCTTTTGATGCGGCTGTTAGTGCTAGTCCAATTGTGGCTGGATCCATTATTTCCTCAATGCTGCTTGTGTGTTTATACGATAAATATTGACATCATTACGATCTTCAGCAATTTGTTCTTGTGTTTTAGTCCTTTGTTGTGCCAATTCATACGCTTGTTGTAGCTTTGCTTGGTCAATTTGAAAATTCATCTGATCATTAGCCGCTTTTCTTTGCAATTCTGCCGTATCATTCTCTAACTCTTTCTTTCTTATCTCTACAAGAGGGTCTACAGGTTGTTGTGGTTGCAATGAAGGCAGAACTTCGTTCAATATTTCGCCAATTTGTTGTGCGATAGCCGCTTCAACTGCTGCTGGGTCAATTTGAGGAACCATTTCACCTTTTGCTTGTGCTTCTTGTATAGAAACTTGGAAGAATTTAGTTACTTGGTCTCTTGCCATCAGTCCAATATGTTCTTGAACATGTGCTTGAAGCAATGCAAACCCTTGTGGGTTAACTTGTGACGCTGGTGTAGCTAAAAATGACACATGAGCACGAACATGTGCCTCATGATCTTGCTCTGGAAACACTTGAAGAGGCATTGTTTTTATAGAATTACCATTTTCTGTTGCTGGATCTATCGGCTGAGGCTGTTGAGGCATGGGTAAAATACTGTCTATGTTCTTAATGTCCAATGCATCATACATTCTTCTAAAAGCTTCATACTGATTATGCAGTTGTGGTGCCTGTTGTGCCATTTGTAGTTGCGTTTGTGCCAGTGATAACCTTTGAGCCATAGAAAAAATGTTTGGATCGCTAACTGGCAGTATGTCAATACGCCCATCAAAGTCTTGTTGCATAACTTCTGGTGCAATATTGCCTACAAAATAAGGATAAGGAACAGGGTTTTCAGCAAAAATCTCACTTAACATACGAAATTCTTGCTTTTGTCCGTAATGTAATCTCTTGTGTATACTCGAAATTATCTTGGAACCCTGCTCAATCAACGCAACAGTCGTACCAACTGGTGCTTGTGAGTTGACATCTGCTACTTTTGCATCTGCCACTTGTGCAAATCGCCTTCCCGAATCTACAACGACCCCTAACAATTGTGCTAATGTTCCTGATGGTTCTTTATATGGTAATGGGATAATGGAATTTTTGAGATCTCCACCCGGTACATCGATATCTCGAAACTCGCCAGGATTAAGAGGCTCATCATCATTACGAATGCGAACACCACGAGCCTTAAAACCAGCTGGTAGATTTGATAACGTACCCGCATCAATTAACTGCCTTAGTATTGATGTGGCTGCACGAGACAACCCTCCAATTGTGTGTAGTAACCCAAAGCCATAAAAACCAAAACCTGGTAAAAATTTAAAATGTACGAAATATTGCCTCTTTCTTCTTAATGGATCTTGCTCTCTATAGTTTCTAACCACCGAAAGAACTTCACTTGAATTTTGATCAATGGTAACAATATAAGGGAGCATAACACCTGAAGGCTCCCCTTGAGGATCCATATCTTCAAAGCCTTCCAAGTCCAAATCCACATGGACTTCCAATAAGGTATAGACATCATCAGAATAATTTGGATGTAATCCTTGAAGTTCATCAGTTGTTTCTTGGATGTTTCCTTCATCCTCTCCAGAGTTTGTTGCAGATAGTTCCACATCTTTATACACTCCCGCCACTTGTAGTTTGCGAATATCATTATACGTCATTCGCACCATATGTGTAACCCTCTCTGCTGTTCTTACGTCAGATGCAGAATAAGGTACGATTAAATCTTCGGCGGGAACAAATTTTGAAACAGCTCTCTGCTTCGTTGGATCAAAATAAACTTTCTTAAATGTTGAACCTGTTAAAGGTAGGTAAAACAACATCTGATCAGTGTCTGGGTCAAACTCTTCCATGACTTCTGTAATCTGATAATTCATGAAATCTTTAATTCTTTGTGCTTGGTCTTCTGTCTCTTTTGTCGGCACACCTAATACATTTGTCTTTACAGGACCTCCACTCGGCAACATTTCTTTATACGCCTGTGATTGAAACTGCGTCACTGCCTCACTCAATAATGGATGAGTTACCCCACTCGCACCTAAAAACGGCTCACTTCTGTCTTCATAATTAATACCAAGTAAATTAAGTCCCTTGGCAATGGCTTCTTCCCAATCTTGTCTTGACTCTAAATCCTCACGAACTTTACCTTGCAGTTCTGAAGAAAGAGAACTTAACACTGAATCATCTAAAACTTCAGCTAAATTTGCATCATGGTCATATGGCTCGGCAACAACTTCCATGGTCTCCTCTGTTATCATTTCCACGCCCTCTGGTAAATTGTCAATGGACGATGGAAGTTCAACATTTATTAATGAATCCTCTTCTGGAGTTAAAATGTTCGTTCCCCCTGGACCAGTGTCTTTTTCAACCATTCCTGCTATTTGTCTCTCTGCCATTA